TAATCACCAGCCAGACACAACGTTATACTTTAGTTATTCAGGCCATGGATCTCAAGTGAAAGATACAGATGGTGATGAAATAGACGGTATGGATGAAACTTTATACGCCTTAGACGGACATATAACCGACGATTATATGTTTACTAATCTTGTATATCCTATTCCTTCAGGTGTAAGATTATGGTGCATACTAGACTGTTGCCACAGCTCGACTTCACTAGATTTGCAGTTCAGTATAGAAGATGTAAATAATAATAAGTTTACTCTAGTCGATCATAATGATAAGACATGTAAAGGTGATGTAGTTATGGTTAGTGGATGTTTAGACGCTCAAACCTCGTCCGATGCTTACATTAATAATTCATTCCAGGGCGCTATGACAGCAGCACTAAAACATATTCTATCTCAACATCCTAAAATCAAGATGATGGAACTGTTTAGAGAATTAAGGTTATATATGGAGTCTAATAACTATACACAGAGACCTGCTATTTCTTTTGGAGGTAATCTAAACTTGGCTAACACATTTTTATCTACGTCTTAATTATTATCTAATATATGGATTATAAAAGATGTCATCAATCGACGTTACTACGAGCACTCTACCAGCTGCCGTATCGGCTGATATAGTCGGTGCTGATCTGTTTGGTCTATCTGATGTCGGAGCTGCAACAATCGAGGGTAAACAATTAGATGCTAATGTAGAAAACACGGCAGCTTCCCAGTTGGATGATAAATATGAAAGACCTAAACGTACACCTCCCCAGTTTAACATTGCAATTATAGTAGCAGCAGCACTAGTATTTATCGTAGTGATTGCGTGGTTCGAAAGTATAAGAGTATGGCTAGAATATGCCTTTAATTCGTCTACTAAATTATTATTTAATAAAGCTATCGGCGATTTGGTATATGCTGCTGTAGCAACTGTGATAGCCATATGTCTGTTATTCCTGTTGACTAAATTTTGGATTAAATGATTATTTAATCCAAAACTTGTTGACCAAACTTACGGAGTATATTATTACAAGTATATTATTACAAGTATATTAATTAATATACTATCCTTTCCTAATAAATAGGAAATCCAAAAATAATCTTCACTCTCAATGTTTCTATGTTTTGTTGATAGAAAGTTAACCTATACATTTCACATTGAGCTTGTCTCTTCTTGATCTCACAAATAACATCTTCTGGTAAATCAGTACCAGATCTCAATTTACGTGTAGACAAGTATTCGCTCCAATGTCTTCTCTCAATCGCTTCTATCTGCCACATGATAATATCAAAAGGCGATGTTCCATTAGGCTTATGTGTAAGCACGTAAATCAATGCTGTCTGATTAATACTAAAATCGTGAGAAATATTGGTCTTACACATGTATAGAGCCTGACAAATGTTGATAGCATGCAAAAACTTTTCCCAACAATCTTCTTTATGATTAAAGTAATTGATAAATTCTTGATAATGATCGAGAGGCCATTCACACTTGGAGAAATAGTTGTCATAATCCTCCTTAACTAATTTAAAGTAAGATAACTCTTTAATTTCGTTATATCGCTTATAGACATCTGAGAATGTCTGACCTTCTAGATCATCAACAGATAATCTATCCTTGTTTGACCATCCATTATCAATAAAATAAGCGCGATACTGATCGCTCTCTTGATCGGTTAAAACCATTCTATCCTTGTTTCTAAGAAATTCGTAAAACGCATCGCTAGTATCGATTAATGCTTTCATCGAATCAAATATAGTAATATTACTATATGTACTAATATTCTTCATCGTATATTGTGGAAATAATAAATAGAATATCTTGGTCAGATTTGTCATTCTGTATTTAACTATCAATCCTAATGATGTGTGTGGATTACATTTTTCTTCAGTTATAAGGTTAAGATATAGATATAATACCAATTGTTTCGATTGCATACTAATAGATTCGTTTAAACACACTTTCTCTATGAATTTAAGCTTCTTTGAACTATTCTTAGTAATAACCTTTCTAAAGTCGCCGTACTTAACAAATTCAGATAGAATATCTGGGTTGGTATCAATCATCTTATCAAATTTATACCAAAACGATTCTTTCTTATCTTCTTCATCTTCATTCTCTAATTCTTTCAGTTTCTCTATCTTCTTCTGTTTTTCTAATTCTGCCTGTTTCTGTCTATCTTCTTCTATTTGTCTATCCTTTTCCTTTTCTTCTGTCTTGATATGATCATACACAAAATCTTTAATCGTATCTGATACATTTTCGGTGAACTTCCAGTTTCGCAATCCGTACAGAAAAGCTTTCTTGAATAGACAATTCGGTAGAATGGACAAATCGTCTTCAAAAGTGATTGAAGAATCCATATAACCTGTCGTTTGAATTGAAATGGTATATTTACCACTATCTAGAACAACTATCTCGTTGTTCTGATTGACAGAGAAATTTAATCGGTCAGACTTGGACAAATCTACAATATATTCTTCTGAAGTAACAGATACATTCTTCGCAGTATGTGAGAGGCGACGTTCTCTGCCTACCGAGTTACATGGTAGTAAAGTTATAACAGATTCTATAAAATTAAAAGCTTTAAAGTTCTTAGTTAATGACATCGTAAGATGTAATGTATCGTTGCTGTTTAAGTCTAATACATGACTTATGTAAGACGTATACACTTTTTCGTCTGGATGACTAGAAGGCGTCATAGTGATTCGTTTTTCTTTGAAGGTGCCTCTATTTTTAACTACAGAAAACACTAAATTGTTCTTAAGTTTGCTTAGTTTATCCAAATAAATAGTCAAAAAGTGACCCAATCCGTCTTTCCATACATTTTTGCACATATGGAAAATGCCATCGTCACAATCAGCGCCTAAAAACTCCAACAGAATTGGTTTCGGTGCTTTGTGAAGTATTTCTCCCTTACCAAACAACTGTTGTAGCTTGTTCAATGTTCTCTCGCTCTTATAATCCACTTTAGCATAATCCTCTTTAGCACTATCCACTTTACGAGGATTCATAAAATTCATCTTAGGTTGAGTCTTAGCTACATTCTCCTCAGGTATATTCATACCTTCGCCAGATGACATAGTCACCCTTGAAGATTTGTTACTCATGGTGGAAAACATTTCAGTATAAGTCATTAGTTCTTATCGTTTATTACGTTTTAACAATACAATTGTATGTAATAAAATCGTTTTTAAATTGTGCTTTTTAACTATAAAATTATAGGCGATATGGCTTTAACCTACACTCGTCATATCGATAATATCTTAGACCAAGATGAAGGTTATAAATTGTATTTTTCGTTAGTCGATACTATACCTTGACAGGATAGTATTAAGACTAGACATGGAGGTTTCACACGAAAAGGTTATTCGATAGAGTTTGGAAGGCATAGCGAACTCGATCATGCTATATTGACTTCATTGCTTAATTTTGGTATAAGTAAGGATAAAGTTTTAGGTGTTTACTTAAATTATTATCAGGATGGAGATATGTATTGTCCAAATCATAGTCACAAAGGTACTAGACAGATAGTAATATCTCTAGGTGCTACTAGAACATTGAATGTATCAAATAAATCATATAATATGCAACATGGCAGCGCTATTATATTCGGGTCATCGATGCATGGAGTTCCAAGAGAACCTGGAATAAAGGATGGTCGTATATCTATAGCACTGTTTATAGAAAAATAAATTATATATTAATTAATATATATCTTACTTGTAATTCGATAGACCTACTTGTAATTCGATAGACCTACTTGTAATTCGATAGACCTACTTGTAATTCGATAGACCTACTTGTAGTCCATTAGGCCGACTAAATTATCCCTAACTACTAACCTTTTAGCTATCATCGTATCTACTGGGGCTTCTATACTGGATATATCTCTGGTTATCTTTATAACTGATCCTAGTTTCCATCCATTAAACTTTACAACAGGGTCTTCTAACGAAATATGAGGTGGATATTTATATGATCTCTTAAAAGCGTGTGATCCTGCAAGATCAAGCAATTCATGCTTTGGAGATAAAGCGTGCTTTTCAGGATTGATATACAACTCATTATCTCTAAAAATCCACAGTCCTCTAGGTTCACTTTTATTATCAGACGTACCATATGGCGGTAACATACTCAATTCAGCCTTAGAATCTTTAGTAAAATTTTTATTACTAACAAATATTATATCTTTATAATCGTGCGACAATGTAAAATCTTTCAAAGCTACTGTTAAATCTTTTCGAATTCTGAGATTTACAGGCCCTTCCCTTCCGACATATAATACTACACAGCTAGCATCTTTTTCTCCATCTTTATAATATACGTTACTCAGATAGGCTCTATCTTTTCGCATTACAGCACTGTCCTCTTTAGAGAGCTTGATCTGTCCGTGAAGATAATTCAAAAAAGAATTGGGACTTGCGCTTAGTTCTTGTAAATAGTATACAAAATCACTCAACCTCATAGTTAGTATTTCTATCTCTTCATCTGATATCTCGTATCCTCTTTTATACATCATTTCTATTTGATTCCTTTTCATGTTGAAGAGGTTAAGAACTTCCCTAGAAATACCGTCATCGTATGTATAAAAAATATCTGTATCGCTTGTAGTAGTCTGACCAGTATCTCCATCAAATTGATATTTCCAATATTCTTCAGGAGTCATACCCAGTATTTTACCTTGTTCTGTATCATCATCTTGTGTATATCCTTCCTTCAACAAATCTTTTTTTGTCTTATCAAAATGTACGTTGACCCAAATAGGAACATTATTAATATAGCCGCTACTTGAGCTGCCGCCTGTATCCATTTTTTATATATAAATTATTTCTTTCCCTTGTTTACGACAGCAGTTGTTCTTACTATAACACGTTTGGCAATATATGTGTCTATCATCATATCTAAACCTGAAACGTCTCTTTCGATCAATACTACACCTCCAACTTTCCATCCAAAATATTTAACTATAGGATCGTCTTCTGATATTTGTTCCATATGTTTATATGTCTTTTTGATAGCTTTCGATTTTTCAGCATCCATCAATGTGTGCTTAGGTACATATACATGTTTAGAAACATTAAATATAAGCTCTTTATCGAAAAATATCCAGTGGTCAGTATATCTTAAATCGGATATACATTTCTTAGATACAGTGGAGAATGGTATTTTACTAATCAGTATGA